CTGGCACGCGAGGCGGGCGATCTGCTGGACATGTGGGAGAAGCGCGTCACCGAGGGTAAGCCAGTGCCGCCGGTACGCCGGGCAATTGCAGCACCGGCTGCCGAGCATGGTCCGACGCCGATCCAGCTGCTGCTGGCGAAGTACAACCGCAACAAGTCGAACGGGATGGTGTGACATGACCATAACAATCCGTGAGCAGGTGCTGGCAGCCCTGCGTAATAACCCGGGCCTGAACAGCGTCAAACTGGCAGGACTTATCGGTATGGACACCAAAAAGATATCCGGGACGGTGAGCACGTTGCTGGCCGACGGCCTGATCAGCTGTGAAGGAAAATACGGCCAGCGCCTGTACAGCCTTACCAGTTACGGCAAGCGCTACGCCCCTGACACGATACCGGGCATAAAGCAGGGTAAGTCGAAGTTAATTCAGCGGACGGACACAAACGTGATCTGCCAGGAGTGCCGCAACAGTCCGGCGATGAGAAGGGTTTTGATGGTTTGTGGGAGGGTAGGGGTATGAGCGAATGGAGTGATTATCGCTGGATGGTTAGGACCATGGCGAAGGATAACGGTGTAACGCTCATCAGCATCGCCAGGCACTGCGGCGTATCGCACAGGAAGCTTAATCAAATTCTGCAAACCGGGCCATCCAAAGAACAGGAAGAACTCATAGCCGAAGCTCTGGGGTGCGCAGGGTGTGACCTTGCGGAAATCCACAGGCAAATGGGCGAGTTATCAGACAAGTACGGGAGGGCAGGGGTATGAAAATTTACATCGCAGGACCAATGACGGGTTACGAAAACTACAACCGTCCGATGTTTAACGCAGTAGCACAGCAGATGTTATCAGGTGGTCATGTGGCATTAAATCCGGCCACGCTCCCGGATGGTTTATCTCAGCGTGAGTATATGGACATCTGCCTGGCGATGCTTCGCTGCGCAGACGCCATTCACATGCTGCATGGGTGGCAAGAGTCGGAAGGTGCCGTCGCTGAGCATGCCATGACTAAAAAGTTGGGAATTAAAATTTCTTACCAATTTGAAGGAGCCGCACAATGAGCAACATCGACAAACGCGCTTTACGTGAAGCTGCTGAGAAGGCGACGTCGGGAAAATGGGAGCGTGGAGATGGGAATGGCAATGGCGGAGAGCTACTCGTTTATTGTGATGATGCTCTTGGTTCGGCTGTATGCGAAATGACTTCTGAATACAACGCCATTCCGAAGTATCAGCGCATCAACAATCTGAACTTCATCGCCGCCGCAAACCCCGCCACCGTGCTGGCGCTGCTGGATGAGCTGGAAGCCGCAGATAAGCGGATTGCTGAGCTGGAGCGCAATGAAATTCGCGAAGAAGGAAACCAGTTTCTCGTCGTTCGGCACCCGGGGAAGCTTCCTGTCGTGAAACACTGCGCTGGCGAACTCGAAGGCTTTCTGCGCCAACTGCTTGAGCATGACCCTATGGCAACCATCGACATTGTTACACACCGTTATTACGGCGTTGGTGGTCAATGGGTTCAGGATGCAGACGAATATCTGCAAATGATGGCAGCCGCAGCCGGTAAAGGAGAGGCATCATGAGCACACTTACCAAAGAATGGCTACTGAAGACAATCGCGGAGCTTGAAGAAGAGCGCGATTCTGTGCCCGGCGCAGTAAACGAAGATGCGTTAATGGCGCTTGCTGCGATGAAGATTGCGCTGGCATCGCTCGAAGCGGAGGCCGTTGCGTATGTCGACCCGTTCGCTTTCCATAACTTTATCGTCTATCGTGCTGGCGAAACTTATAACAAGCGCATGGGCAGAGAATGGATGTGGGCCAATCCAGACGCCGGGCTTATCCCTGTTTACACCGCCCCGCCAGCCACGCCAGCGCCGGTATCTGTGCCTGATGAAAATGGACTTCTTCCATGCCCATGCTGCGGAGGGCGTGCTGAGTTTGATTATGACGACGATAACCTCAACTGGATATCTTGCAACGTTTGTGGAATCTCGACCGACACCGCATATCACACAGACGTAGACGCAAGAGATCGGTTGCGTAATGTATGGAACCTCCGCACCGCCATGCTTCAGGGTTCCGATGGCAACTCTCAGGTGATTCCGGATGGCTGGAAACTGGTTCCGATTGATTTGACCGGAGCAATGATCAACGCAATGACAGATGCGATTCTTGATGACCTGCATAACGTCGATGTATGGCGCAGTGTACTCGCAGCAGCACCGCAGCAGGAGGTGAAGTGACGAACAAGATGACGAGAGTTACCATAGATATAAATCAAGGCCCTTAGGGGCCTTTTATTCTATGATAAACGGACTTTTTTTGAGAGTGACGCCATGAAGCCCAAGAAGCTAAATGCTGAGCAGCAATACAAATTAGACCTTGAATTGGTCAAGAAGAAGCCTGCGAACCGGACCGAGGCAAAAGCCCATTTGGCCGCACAGTTACGGATCAGCAAGTACAAGACGCAGACCTCTTCCAAAATCCGCGTAGGCAGTTTTAAGGGGCGGAAAAAGGTACATTTCAGTAAGGCGGAACAAGCAGCCAGGTCAGCACTAAATAAAGCAAATGCCATTCGATTTTCCGAAGGGGAGGTCGAGTCCGTCGATACGGATAGAATCTCAGAAAGTAACAAACGCTGGCGCGGGAGAACTGCTGACTAATGTCTGACTGGAATATTGCTGCAAAGCCGCAGGAAGAGCGCGATAAGGTTAATGTTGACCTGGCGGCGTCCGGAGTGGCGTACAAAGAGCGCCTGAATATGCCGGTTATCGCTGAGGTGGTTATGCGCGAGCAACCGGAGCATTTGCGGGACTACTTCCTTGAACGCCTTAAGTTTTATCGCGAGAAGTCGATAACTTTACCGAAAGGTAGTGATCCCGATTATTTAAACAAGGAGGAAGTAAAATGAGTTTTGATTGCCTATTATTCGGAGCTGGACACAAGGGCACACCGATCACTATTGATGGTGATTTTGTTGAAAGAATTATGGGTCCTGTTGCTGAAACTACTAAAAAAGTACCATTTGAAGTTAAAAAATACATGGTGGAAGGCTTTACCTACGCTGTAGCTGAGCATCCGCCTGTAAGCTTAACGCCTGAAATTGTTGACGCGGCTATTACCGCATCTGGAATTCAGCCGCTCGATTGAATTGATTTTCCATAATCAACCCGCCATAATCATGTCATCGGAGCCTGAACAACTCCGGTGACTTCTGCGCATTTAAGGGGACTTAAATGCGACCACAATCTGAACTCCTCGCCTTGTCACAGATGCAGAAATGCACCTGCGATTTTCTTCATTCTGCGTTACCTCTCGGAGGTGGCGTATGAAGCAGCACTACTGCATCGTCAATGACACCGTTAAAGAGAACCTCATCGCGTACATTCGCACCCTGCCGGTAAACCCTCGCGCGCCGATGGTGGTCGAGGCCCGGGAAGAGACCCGCACCGATAAGCAAAACCGTCTTATGTGGCCGCTGCTGAAGGACCTGTCTGACCAGGTTGTCTGGCACGGTGAAAAGCTGACCCGCGAGGAATGGAAGGACCTCATCACCGTTCTGGTGAATCAGACTCAGGACCAGGAGCAGAAATCCGCGCCGGGCATCAACGGCGGCCGCGTTTATTTCGGCGTCCGCACATCCAAATCCAGCAAGCGCTACATGGTCGACGTGATCGAGGCGATTTACTGGTTCGGCACCGACCGCGGTGTGAGGTTCTCCGAAGCATCCAGTAAGCGCATCGCCTGGGCGCAAGAGTGGAGGACTTCCCATGGGTAATCCTCTCGCACGCGTCATCATAAACGAAATTTTCCGCGTTCCTGCGCGCCGCAAGCGTAAGCCCGTGGTTAATCCGTCCGACATCCCGACACTGAAAGGCTACACCGCCCGCCTGGTGGATCAGAAATGGCTGCGTCTCGCTGCACGGAGGAATCATGCGTAAACCAACCCGTCGAACCTGCAAGGTCTGCAAAGAGAAATTCACCGCTACCTTCGACAACGTCTGGTGGTGCTGTCCTGAGCATGGCGCCATCTACGCGCTGGATTTGAGGGCAAAGCAGAAGGTGAAAGAGGCCGCTAAGCGTATCAGTGAACAGAAAGAGGCAGAGAAGGCAGGGCGAAAACGCCGACAAGAAAAGCGCGAGTCACTAAAGTCTAAATCCCAGTGGGATAAGGAGGCCCAATCGGCCTTCAACCGCTACATACGGATCCGGGACGAGGGAAAAGAATGCGTCAGCTGCGGCAATCCACTCATCGGCAAGAGCAATTACCTGACAGGCAGCGCCATTGACGCCAGCCATTACCGTTCGCGCGGCGCTGCATCGCATCTCAAATTCAACGTGTTTAACGTCCACTCCGCTTGCACCCGCTGCAACCGGCAGTTGAGCGGCAATGCTGTCGAGTACCGGATCCGTCTGATTGAGCGTATCGGACAGGAACGTGTCGAGCGCCTTGAATCTGATAACGATCCGCGCCGCTTCGATATCCCATACCTTCAGCGCATCAAATCCATTTTCACACGCAAAGCCCGCGCGCTGGAAAAACGCCGCGCCCGCCGACAGGAGGCAGCATGAACCACGCCGACTTCCTGCGGTACCAGGCAGAAAGCGTTAAGCGCGCCTGCATGCCACCAGTAGCAAAGCACAGCCAGACTAAAACCAACCAGCCACATAAGGAAGCCGCATGAACAGTCAGCAACTGGAATACGTACGTCAGCAGCTCATTGTGGCGACCGCAGATCTGAGCGGGGCGACGAAAGGGCAGCTGGTAGCTTTCGCCGAGAACGCACAGTTCACCGCGACGGCGCGCAGCCGGGGCCGGAAAAAGGTATTCGACAAGGATAAGCAGCGCATGGTCAATCCTGACGGCCCGGCGATGAGCGGCAGCCAGTCCCGCGCCAAGGGCTCATCAATCGCGCTTGTGGGCCCGGTTGAGTTCGTGACCGCATCTTGGCGCCGCGCCGTCCTGTCGCTGGAAGAGCATCAGAAGGCATGGCTGCTTTGGAACTACAGCGAGAATATTCGCTTTGAGTACCAGGTGGCTATCACCCAGTGGGCATGGGTAGAGTTTCGGGAGCAGCTCGGCGCGAAGAAGGTGGCCGGCAAGACGATGGAGCGCCTGAAGAAACTGATATGGCTGGCGGCGCAGGACGTCAAAGCTGAACTGGCAGGGCGTGAAACGTACGAATACCAGGCGATGGCGAAATTGGTCGGGGTAACTCCAAAGAACTGGTCTGAGACGTTTACGGACCGCTGGGTGGAGATGCGCCGCATCTTTCTGCGACTGGACAGTGGTGCTTTGTTGCAGGTTACGCGATCACGTTCACAACAAAAGGCGACAAATTTAGACTCAAGTCTTGCAAAACTGGATTGAAACGCATATATTTCATGTAAATCTGATATCGTCGCCATAGCTTCGTAGGTCGACAAAGAATTAAGAGCCTCGCCATCGTGCGGGGCTTTGTTTATTGTGCTTTATGTAAACCAAGTAGTCTTTAAAAGTTAAAAATCATTTTTAACTTATGTAAAATGTGGCCTCCAGTTAAAACAGAGAGGCCTCATCATGAAGAACTTCCAGCTTTACGTTGGCGGCACTAACAACATCACCTATCGTTACGAAATCAGAAAGGTGGATGATGCTTTTAGTGTTCGAATATTCAACGTCAAAAACAAGTTGCACAAAGAGGTCGGTTGTAAGTCGCTTCGCTTTGTGTCAGCTCATGATGTTATCGATGAGTGCACATCGCATTACAGGAGGCACGCTGAAGGCCTAAGAGGCTTTTTACGTGGGCTCAAAATGTGGTGAAGGTGCAACTTGTTACCAACGGTGCAAAACTGATCCACCCCAGCGGTTGAAAATTGATCCAGGGGTTAATCTGCTCCTCTGAATACAGGGGAGCTTATGATCACTTTTGAGATTCGTATGGAAATTAAAGTCCTGCACAAGCGGGGAATGAGTATCCGGGCCATTGCCAGGGAGCTGGGTATTTCGCGCAATACTGTCCGCAGCCACCTGAAAGCCAAATCTGAAAAGCCGCAGTATTCACCACGCCCGGCACCATCATCACTGCTCGATGAATACCGTGATTACATCTCTAAGCGGATCAGCGATGCGCATCCCTACAAAATCCCGGCGACCGTTATTGCCAGGGAAATCATGGAGCTGGGCTATCGTGGAGGGCTTACTATCCTGAGAGAGTTCATCCGTAAACAGACCCTGCCAGCACAGGCAGAACCGGTCGTTCGCTTCGAAACCGAGCCCGGACGGCAGATGCAGGTTGACTGGGGGACCATGCGAAACGGCAAGTCACCCCTGCATGTGTTCGTCGCTGTTCTGGGATACAGCAGAATGCTTTACATCGAGTTCACCGACAACATGCGCTACGACACGCTGGAAGCCTGTCACCGCAATGCGTTCAGCTTCTTCGGCGGTGTACCGCAGGAAGTCCTGTACGACAATATGAAAACGGTGGTGCTGCAGCGTGATGCTTACCAGACCGGGCAGCACCGGTTCCATCCTTCCCTGTGGCAGTTCGGCAAAGAGATGGGCTTCTCTCCCCGCCTGTGCCGTCCCTTCAGGGCGCAGACTAAAGGCAAGGTGGAGAGGATGGTGCAGTACGCCCGCAACAGCTTCTATATCCCGTTAATGACACGCCTGCGTCCGATGGGGATCACCGTCGATGTTGAAACCGCAAACCGTTACGGCCTGCGCTGGCTGTACGATGTGGCCAATCAACGTAAGCATGAAACTATCCAGACCCGCCCCTGCGATCGCTGGGTGGAGGAACAGCAATCCATGCTGGCACTGCCACCGGAGAAAAAACAGTATGATGTGCAGGTTGATGAAAGCCTGATGACCTTCGACAGGCAGCCGTTGCATCATCCGCTCTCCATCTATGACACGTTCTGCAGAGGAGCCGCATGATGGTCGAACTGCAACATCAACGGCTGATGGTGCTTGCCGAACAGCTCCAGCTGGACAGTCTTATCGGCGCAGCGCCGGCGCTGTCGCAACAGGCGGTGGATCAGGAATGGAGCTACATGGACTTCCTGGAGCACCTGTTACATGAGGAGAAACTGGCCCGGCATCAGCGTAAACAGGCGATGTACACGCGGATGGCAGCCTTCCCGGCGGTAAAGACGTTCGAGGAGTACGACTTCACCTTCGCCACCGGCGCTCCTCAGAAGCAAATCCAGTCGCTGCGATCCCTGAGCTTCATAGAGCGTAACGAAAACATCGTGTTGCTGGGGCCATCGGGCGTGGGAAAAACGCATCTGGCGATAGCCATGGGCTACGAAGCAGTACGGGCGGGCATCAAGGTTCGCTTCACAACAGCAGCGGACCTGCTGCTACAGCTGTCCACTTCACAGCGTCAGGGCCGTTACAAAACGACTCTCAATCGTGGTGTCATGGCCCCGAAGCTGCTTATCATCGATGAAATAGGTTATCTGCCGTTCAGTCAGGAGGAAGCCAAGCTGTTCTTCCAGGTCATCGCCAAACGTTACGAGAAGAGCGCGATGATCCTGACCTCCAACCTGCCGTTCGGGCAGTGGGATCAGACGTTCGCCGGTGATGCAGCGCTGACATCGGCGATGCTGGACCGGATCTTACATCACTCACATGTCGTGCAAATAAAAGGGGAAAGCTATCGACTGAAGCAGAAACGAAAGGCCGGGGTTATCGCTGAAGCTAATCCTGAGTAAACAAGGTGGATCAATATTAAACCGTTGGTGGTGGCGGTAAGTGGATCACTTTTTACCCGTTGTTGACAGCTGAGCTTCCAGGACAGGTTTCGCCTCTTCGAACTTGAGGTTTACCTTGTTGGCATTGGATACCACACGGGTCTGGTATTTGGCGCGGTTACCCTGTTCTGAGCTGGTTTGTAGCTTGACGCCTGAGGTCCCCTGCTTCAGTGCCGCGTTGCGCCAGCTGAAGACGAGTTATACGCCGTAATACCCGCGCCGAGTGCCGCTCCCATTGCCGCACCTTCGTACCCGGTCTTGAGGAAGCCCTGCGCATCACGCAAATCCATTTTTTCTGCTTTCAGTACGTTCGCCTGAATCCAGTAGTAGGCGGTGTCAGGAGAACTGGTTACGCGGTAGCCTTTGGCGGCCAGTTCATTTGTAATTTGTGCCTGCAGACCGGACATGTCCTTGTCGGAAGTATTACGGATCTGCAAATAAACAGTCTTCTCTGATGATGGTTCCAGCCAGATGGTTTCACTCATCTGAGTTTTGACATCGAGATCACGCTTCTTCACCGCCGTGGACATGGCACCACAACCAGACAAAGCGAGAGTAGACGCGATCAGACCAACAACGGCTAATTGTTTTAATTTCATGAATTCATCCTGTGCATAGAAAAACGTCCCCGTTAGCGAGACATAGCTAACAGAGACGTTATCGGCTGATTTGAAAGGGAATTTAGGTTAAATCGATGGTTTTGCTTAGATTACTACAATAATTAAGGGGGCCATTGCCCCCTTACTTTCAGTATCCCCGGTTAGGGTCATACGTATTTGAAGGTTCGTTGAAGTTTGTTCCCCAACTGTTTCCGTGTATATCCAGGCCAGAGATGCCACCAACCATTGGCATTCCTGACGCAGGGTTCACAGTTATTCCGTTGCTAAACGAATCGTTGAAGGATGTAGTCATAGGAATATTGGTTATGCCACCATCCTGGATACTCATTTGACTGCCTGAAAAACTGATAATTTTGTTGTCAGTAGTGCTTATGAGCTGAGCTTCATTATCTGTCAAAACATGAGCTCTCCCATTCCGGATAACATATACCCGGCCATCATCTTCATCCTTAAGAAGGGTATTATCCTTGTAAGTAATAGGCCGTAAGACTACTCCCGCAAAGATGAAAGCTATCAGCGAGTGAACAGCTATGCCTGCTATTAAAGCACTTTCGGTATCATTTCCTACAAACTCCACCAAGAAAGTTAGTAAGCCTGCAAGCAGCGTGTTAAACAGGAGAGTCGCTTTTAGGTTCATCCCTTTTTTGCTGCTTCGTAACTTCCAAAAGCAGAAAATATAGATGGCGCTGGGGATTACTGATAAGAGCATGCTCTTAGCCATAAATGGCACGTCAAAAAGTAATTGCAGGCTTAAAGAATAAGCTGCATAAATGCCGATTGGAATGAAACAACAATAAGCACTTACCTTTTTGGTCATTTTATCCTCCAGTTTTCTTCCTTAATTCTGCCACTCTCTGTTGCAGCTCATCTGGTTGGAGATCATTAAACGGATTGAGTTTACTTGATTGATCCAGTTCAGCTTCAGCACGACCAAGCTTGAATCGCCCTTGACCGATTAAGTTTTCTCCTTTCAGGATATCACTGGATGCCTGAACAGTGGATTGTTTTTTATCAATTTCCCCAGCAGATTCGTTGATTTTATGCTCATTTTCAGATCTTTGTTCCGCCACTCGGCGCTGTAACTCATTCTGGGTGCCAAAGCCCTGAGAAGAATGTTCTTGCAGCTTAGCCTGATTTTCTTTATGTGACTCCTGCATAGCATCGCCACGCACTTTTTCACCGCCAACATTCATGCCTGAACGGCTATGAGTAACTTCACTCCCCTGGCCATGCATGGTTCCTTGCTCCCTAACGGCACCTGAATGATGGAACTCCGAATGCGATTCTGCAATGTGGCCGGTCCTTTCATCTGCAGTGGTGCGTCCACCGACACCGACATCAACCATGCCTGCCGACGAGGTGATATTACCTGAGCTGCCTCTCTGCCCGGCTGTTTGTCCATGATGAACAGTTGACTGCTCTATACCCGGCGAAACAGAATCGTTTGTTCGGGCAGAATAATTTCCACCCTGCTGGCCTCCATATTCAGCGCCCTGAGTCGTTCCGTGAATCTGGGCATTGCCAATACCTTCCGAGCTATGAGCACCGCCATCCTGAGAGCTGTAACTGACTCCAGCATCATGGCCAGATGAACCTGATATCTGTTGACTGCCACGCGCTGGCTGAACGATATGCTCCCCACTGAATGCTGCATGCTCCTGACCGCTGGTAAGGTCTGAACGGCCCTGCTGATAATCCCCCATGATTTCTGGTTTGAGCCGTTCATTTACGAACTCCATCGCCGCTTCGCGCGCCGATGGCGCGCTTGTCAGCATGGACTGCG